CACTATGATGCGCGAACCTCTCGGGTTAACCCAAGAGAGGAAGTAGAATGAGCATGCGAAAACTTGATTCGGTGGAATAACGAACGTGTCAGAAGACGCGCTGCTACCATCATTTGATAATACCAGCACGTTCTGCCCACCGTGCGCAGCACTGTTCTTGCAGATAAGACCCGTTGGAGTCCATTTCACGTCACCTTCTTCGAAGTTGCCGTTCGGAACAAGATTGTCGGTAAACTCTCCAAAATCGTAGACACCATCCGAGTTCAGAACGCTAGTATACCGTGTCGCGCTCCAGATTAGCTGACCAGCCGTAGGATTCTTCAGAATCTTCAGGTCGAACTTTGTGCCTTTCGGCAGGGTGAGGACGCCGGTGTACAAGCCATCCTCACCCCTAACCATCTGCACGCCAGAAGCTCTGGTCCAAGGGTCTTTCTGACCCCAGTCGCCGATGAGCCACATGATGCCGCCTGACGGTACGGTCGTGTCACGGACGGTGACCGTAAGGCTCGGATTTGGAGAGTCTACGCTTTTGGGATGGTGATGTACTGGGTCTGTGCGGGCTTGTCGGCGGTCGGATAAGCGTTGATGGTGAACTCGAAGTTCACCAGAGCGGTATGCACGTGGCTGATATCGCCGGTGATGAGGAACGTCGCGTCAGGCATCACGTTGCGACGCTTTCGGCCACCCTTCAGCATTTCGTCGATGACGATGACATGATGTTCAAGGTCTCCGGCCTGCTCCTTGACGGTGATAACGCCATCCTTGCCATCGGTGGCGTCGGTGACGGTCACGTTGGCGGAACCGTAGGAGACCTTGAGGAGGTCTTCGTTCAACGCTTCGATGCACGTGCCGGTCCACGTCTTGGAGAACGTCGGGTCGGCCTGTGCGACGGTATCGCCGCCCGCGGCAACGATGTCATCGCCTGCGGTGAGGGATGCCGGTTCAGTCAGGCCGTCTTCGGACAGGTAGCCGAGGCCGACGAACGCCGCATCCAGTTCGGCGGTGGCGTCGGTGGGGACGGTGGTGCCCAATGGGGCGACCCAAATATAGCCGGACTTGTTGGCACTGGTACCCGGCTTCGAGAATGTCACGTTTGCGGAAGACTGCTTTGCGCCCATCTCATTTCCTTTCGTAGTTTAACGTTCTATCGGTGGGGAGGGCGGCATTGTCGCCTCCCTCATATGCGGGTGAGGTCACTCGGTGGCGTGGGTGATGGCGTAGAACTTGCTGGTTCCGCCGATGAAGCCCCAGCCGATTGCGACTTCGGTGCGGAGCATCACCTTGTTGACAGCGCCCAAGTCGCCTTCGGTGGAATTGTCCGGATTGCCGGAGTCGAACACTTCGATGCCGGACAGTGGGATTGCGCCCCAGACGAAACGGTTGGCGAAGTCGCCGATGACCGCATCGAGCACCTTGTCCTCCAGCTGGCCGGAGCCGGTGGCCGCGGCGGTGTCGGACACGGTGTTAGAGGCTGCGAGGGTGACGCCGCCGAGGTTGACCATGTTGCCAATGAGCGGAACGTCGGACGCATACTGGGTTGGCGTACCGATGGTGGTGAGGCCGTCGCCGATGGAGGCCAAGTAGGCGGAGGTGGTGACGCCCTGCGCTGAAGCGTCGCCCTGTGCGGCGACCTGTCGCACGGCCTGCTTGAACGCGGTGGCTGCTTCCACTCCGGTGCCCGGAGTGTAGTTGATGTCGCCGGCATGTTCGAGCACGTATCCGTTGGTGCGTGCGACGGTGGAAGCGGCCTTGGTGGCCGGGTTGATGCCGAAGATTGGGGCGAAGTCGAGTGCGCGGCTGATTGCACGGTTCACGTACGTGCGGTACTGGTCGAGAATACCAGCCTGATACGGCTGTGCGAGGATGCTTTGGAGCATGGTCTGCGGGGAGCCGGCGCGGAAGGTGGCGTCGGTCGGATTGTATGCGCCGTCAACGCCGAACAGTTGGAGGAACTTCTTCGGGAAACGGTAGGAGATGTAGAAGGTGATTGGGTTGATGGTCACGACTCCGTTGGTGGCGTCGTTGGAAGACTTCTTCTTTTCGGCTTCGGTTTCGCCGGTGGCTCCTTCGCCGAAGATGCCCATTTCGCCGGAGAAGTCGATGGTCTGCATCTGAGTGCCGATGAGGTCGATTGGGGTGCTGTTGGAAATCTTTGCGATGGCTCCGGCTGCGGGCTGTTCGGAAATCAGCTTGCGGTCTACGAAGCCGGGCTTCAGTTCGATTGTCGCTAGGGACATGACTGCCTTTCGTGGTTGATGGTGTCGGCCTTCTGCATTGCGGCCCCGACTTGGCCTCTACCACGATTGTTTCCGGCTGTGTGCGCCTCAACCCCACGGTCGCCCAGTGGGTATGCCCATGCATTGTTTAACGACTGTGCCGGGCGGTTCAAGTCCGTACCTTTTGAAGAGGAGACGGTCGGGCTTGGCATGATAACGAAGCTTCGAATGTCTGCCGACCATCTCCAATACATAGCATAACACCCCGTCTGACTTTCGTCAAACGGGGTGCTGTGCAAACCAGAATCACAAGAGAGGAGCTGCACATTGCTGCGCAACAGTTCTTATTCTACCACCTTCTCGTCGCAGTTCGCGTTCGGCGTGTCGCCGGACTTGCTATATGGTCCGACTTGGCGCGGTTGCACTGCATGTGCGCTGGAACGAGATTGTCCATCCTGTCGCTTCCACCGGCGGCGCGCGGTATCACATGGTCTGCGGTGAACGCCAGAGGATGCGCAGTGTTACGACCCCAGTAGAACGGTTCGCCGCAATAATAGCATGGCGCTCCAGTACGTTTGGTGCGTTCGCGCAGGATGGTGCGGTTGCGGCGGTAGAGTCCGGTATCCTTGCCCATTACGCTATCACCTCCCTGACCTGACGTTCCTTCGGACGGTTGACGCCGCGATACCATGCGGCGATGGACACTCCCTTCAGTCCAGCCGTGGTTTCGGTCTTGCGTATCGGAGCGAACTTCCACTGGTCATCCGAACCGGATTTGAGCTTCTGCGCGTTCTGCACTTCTGCGGTCAGTTGCGGATTGTTCGTATGCTTGAACCGTCCCTCGTTCAACAGGTCGAGGAATCCCTGCTGGGATGCGAGGAATTCGGTGCCGGTCAGCTGGACCACGTTCAATCCGCGCGGAAGCATGTCCCTTATCGGATTGTTCAAGCCGCCAGCGTCCAAGATGAGCGTGGTCTTGCGTGGGCGTGTCTTCAATTCGTCCACGACCCACTGCCATGATTCGGTGGTGGGGCGCTCGTCCACGATTTCGCCGATGATGTACGCCCACTTGTCGTAATGCTGCGAGCCGACCGTCACCTCTTCGGTGCTCGCAGCCACGGACAGGGCGAGCGTGCTGGTTGCCGGGTCGAAGGTGAGCGCGTAGACGAGCGTATCGCGGTCATGTTGGAGGTCGGAATATGCGCTGTCCCACAAGTCCATTGGGATTGCTGGCGGAATGCTGTCCGCCCACCACAGGCCCAAGTCTTGAATGCGGAAGTCGATGAGGCCGTCCGCGCCACCCTGTTTGGCTATCGCCACGTCGGTGAGGAACGCTTCGCGTGGAATCACGTCCGGGTAGAGCGGGTTGGTGAGCGCCCACAACTGCTCATCCTCGATGTCCGCGGTCTCGTCATCGATGCCATAACGCACCGCATACGCCATATCGTCGTTTTCTGCGTTGTCGAGGAACACGTTGAACGTGTCTCCGATGGACGATGGGAGGAACGGGGTGCCCGTGTAGATTATCATCGCCATGCGGCGCGTCTTCAGGGTCTTGGAAATCATCGCCTCGTATTCTGAGCGTAGCTCCTGCGCCTCGTCGAAGACAACCAAATCGAACGTGCCGCCCATGCCCGCGGAAGCGCTCTTGCGGGAGCGGAACCGGACGAACGCGCCATTCCTCAACTGTAGGCGCTCGCGGCCCATGGTGGTGCTGAAATGCGTGACTTCGGCCTTCAGTTCTGAATTCGAGTCGATGGCGTCTTTCAAATCCTCCATGATTTTGTTGGCGGCTATCTGCTCGTGCGCGGTGACGAGCACGTTCAGGCCGAGTACGAACAGGTAGTAGAGGATTGGTGCGGTGAGGATTTTGGTCTTGCCGTTCTGTCGCGGCATGTTCAATGCGACGCGCTTGTATTTCCAAGTGCCGTCCTTCTTGCGTTGGAAGGCGTTGTTGAGGAATTCGACTTGGAATGGGAGGATTGCGTTTCCGCGGCCCCAGTTCACGTATTCCGCGGCCATGATTGCCACGTCGGATGTTGGGCGTACGTTAGCCCTCCAGTTTGGGTTCTTCACCAGCATGTCACACCACCTGATATTTCTTGAGGATGTCGGCGTTTGCGCCCTTTCCGTAGGCGTCGCCGATGGATGCGATGTCCTGCGCGGTCTGCGGGAACGTGAGCTCGTAATCCAATGTGATGCCCAATGGTTCGAACACCGCGTTCAAATCCTGTTTGATGATGTAGGTGCGGCTTACGAAGCTTTCACGGTTTGACACCAATGATTGGGTTGACGCTCCGAGCGTGTCGAGAAGCTGCGCGTCCTGCGGGGGGAGTCCGGTTTCCATTTGGAAGCTCAATGCCGTGTTTTGCAGGAGGGTTTTGAGCTGTCCGTTGTCCCATTGGCTGAGTCTTTTGACTTCCGGGCGAACGATGGTGTCGTGGTCATCGTTGGCGTCGAATTTCGTCCAGTTGGCTGGGTTCTTGTTCGGGTCGGCTTTGATTACCACGTCTGGTGATGTGCCTACCACGACTGGCTCGGGCAGCATGAGGTGTTCGAGGTTTTGGGAGATGAGGCCTTCGATGGCCATGGCGCGCTGTGCCAATAGTACTGCTTGGTCGGTGACTGGCGCGTGGCTGAGGGTGAGGCATCGGAGGTTTTCGTTGATTTCCTCGGCGTTTTCGTCATAGCATCGCCCGTCCAAGCCTACTGCCGCGACTTTCTCCAATGGCAGGTCTGCCGTTGGAAGGTAGTCGGCGCTGAGCGGGTCTCCGTCCTGCATGAGGAAGTAGGAGTTGACGCCGCCGATGGCTTTGGCGAGTATGCGGGTGAAGCTGCGTTTGCCGACCGCACTGAAGTTGCTGACTCGCACTCGCATGGAGTATGCGTTTTTGACGAGTTCTATCCATGGGAATGAGATGGTCTGTTCGTCCACGATGGTGAGTGTCATGCGCGTTTCGCTTCCTTCGCTACGAGTTTCTGCAAGGTGGTCTTGGGTGTTTTGGCGGCTGTGGTCTTGCTTTTGTGCGAATCGACTTTCACCGCTTCGTCGAAGTTTTTGGTCATGGTCATGAGCAGGTTCATGAAGCTGACGTAGTTTCTCTGCGCGTTGGTTGCCATGCTTATGTTGTATTCGCGGTCATCGTCGTTTGTTTCGGCTTTTCGCGCGTACTCTTTCATGTCTGAGTAGGCTTTGTCGATGAGTCCGTTGACTTGTTCCATGCGGCTTGAGAGGGCTTCTTCAGTTTTCCCTGCCATAAATCCTCCTTAACTGCTCTGCCATTTGGCGTCGTTGTTCTCGATACCATCGTACCATTTCGGCTTTCATGATGGCGTGTCGCGTTGGGCTTTCATGGTATTGCTGGTCGGTGTTGTTGATGGTTGGCGTCATGTGAGGCTGTTCCTTACGTAGATTTTGCAGTCGCATCCGGCGTGTCTTACCCAGACGCCGTAGTGGTTGGCGTCGTAGGGATGCCAGATGCCGCACCGTTCGAGGCACCATGAGCATGTTTCACCTACGGATTCGCGTACGACTTCCGTTGTCGAGTCGATGGCGAACAGGTTTGCGGTCGCCTCCTGCATTGGCTGTACGGCCAGTTCGCGCTTGTATTTCGCGAGGAAGTCCCTGACTGTTTTTTCGGAATGCTGCTGGCTTAGGAGCCATCCGATTTTCTTGCCGAAGCTGTCGGAGTCGAGTCGTTCTAGCCCCAATCCTGCGGATTTTTCCGCGACCTGATTCCAGATGTCTCCCAAGACTTTGCCGGCCATGTGCTTGTCGCCGCGGCTGGCGGCGACTTGGGCTTGTCGCACCTGTTCGTCGGTGATGATGTCTTTGGCTGTCGGTGAAAGTATTTCCATGAGGTCTTCGACCGACTCCTGTGTGCTCTTCAACTCAGATACTCCATCTGGTAGTTGTAGACGGTGGATATTCGTCCGTCTTTGACCGGCTGGGCGTCGGTGGTGTTGAGCAGTGGTGCGCCCATGATGTCCCAGAGGCTTTGATTATACCAGTCGGTCAGTGCGTCGCCGATTTCGGCGCTGAGCGTGTTGTCGTTTTCGCCGGTGAGTTCGCGTGTGACTACGGTGATTGCCACGTCCAAGTGGCGGATGTATGGTGTGATGTCGGACGCGTTCTGGCGGGTGACGATGATGAGCGGATACTGGCTGGGGTTTTTCACGGTCGGATACTTGTCGTATACGCGCATGTTGAGCCGTTGGGACAGTCCGTTGATGATGTCTTCGACGATTTCATTGTCTTTGCTCACAATCCGAATCCTTTCAGCGTGTCGCCTGAATGCGGCGTCTTATGGTATTTGATTTCCGTTCCGGCTCGATGCGTTCCGTTGAATGCACTGAGCGTGCGGTATGTGGTCATGATTGGCGGTTTGTCCCTGTATGAGTCCATTCGCAATTGTGGCATGATTTGCGATGCTACGCGGCGGGATTCCTGTTGGAATCCTGCCGACTGTAGTACGAGGTTGGTTGCCGCGTTCGGTGCGGCGACCATGATTTTCGCGCCTTTTAGTCTTGCCATTAGTATTGCACCTGCTTCGCGTTGAAGCTCCATTTGAACGGGTTGAACATGACCCTGTTTTCGGGGTCGATGGGCGGTTTGATGGAGGTGACGCGGTAGGGGTTTCCGTGGTATTCGAGTTCTCCGCCGACGATTTCCGGGGGCGTGTCCGGTGTGTTGACGTGGATGGTGAGCGAGTTCACTTCGGTCATGTTGTCGTAGGTGCCGGTGTCTTCGCTTGTAGTGTTCGCGGTTACGAGCGCGTTGAGCGTGTATTCGCTTTCACCGGTGGTGACGGTGATTTCGTGGGTTTTGAGTCCGTAGTGCATTAGAGTTGGAACCTCGCTATGGTGGCGCGCCCGACGCCCAGCTGTTTGAGCTGGTTGTTGGTGAAGAACACATCGTCCGTGTTGCCTCGCCATTCGCCGGTGAAACTGTAGCCGCCCGCCGTCTGCGTGAACGTTTTGAACGCGCTCAAATCGGTGTCGCTGTCGGACATGGATTCCTTGCGGCTTACGTCCTGCGCGACGCTGACTCCGATGATGTCGGCGACCATTTGGTGGGTGAGCGGGTCTTCGTTGACTTGTTTGTCCAAGTCATCGCCTTGGTTGCGGTACATCATGCGGAGCACGTTGGATGCGGCTCCGCGTTTGCGTTCCTCATAGTCCACGAGGTTGACGGGCACTTTGTGACGTAGGTATGCTTCGGTGTCTTCGACGGTGGCGAGCGGCTTCAGTTCGTCGGTCAATCTTTTTCCTTCCAGTCGTGCATTGCGAGTCCCAGCTGCAATATGCGCTCGGCAAAACGTTTTACCAGCTTGTCCTTCTCGCTTTCGTCCAACTCCGTTGGCGTGGTTACCACCACATCATCGTCGATGATTGAGAGGGTCGCCGGAACGTTTTCATCGCGTATCACCATGCTGAGGATTCGGACGTCACGCATGAGCTGCACCCATCCAGTCGGGCGTCTTGGCGGTCGGTTCGACGGTCACCGGCGTGACGCGCGTGCGGCTGTTGATGCTTGCGGCGAGCTGCTTTTCGAATTCGTCGAGTCGTGTTTCGTCTTCCGGCAGGAGTTCGGTGCTCAGCCCGTACTGTTCGGCGATGGCGTTGCGCTTCGCCTGCAACAGGCCAAGGCTGATTCCCTTGTTGCGGGCTTCCTTGACGCGCGCTTCGGTTTCCTCGGCTAATTTTCTGGCGTCTTCGGCTGCTTTCTGGGCCGCTTCGAGCTTTTCGCGTTCCTTGGCGAGCTTTCGGCTGATGATGGCGTCGAGCTGGGCTTGGGTGATTGTCGGCTCCTGCTGTGTCGTGGCTTCTGGGCTTCCAGTCTGGCCTTCAGAGCCTCCCATTCCGGTACCGGTCGCATTCGGGTCCATTCCTTCCACTAGTCGGATTCGCTGATTCAAGTGTCGTTTGAAGTTCATACCAATCTTTCCAATCTTAACCGCATCGTGAGTTCCACGATGTCCGTAGCAGCATTATACGCCCTGCGCAGATCCATTCGCGCTTTCAGCGTTTTCGGATTGTCGTAATCGTCTGGCAGCGCGTCGAGTTGCCGTCCGAGCGACTCTTGGATGGTGCGGGCTTGGTTTTCAATCGTTTGGATGGATGCAGTCAATCGTCATGTCCTTCTTGTAGGTCGCTACGAGGCAGTCGTGTTCGTAGCCTCCCTCATCCACGGTCTGTATCGTCGTGTAATGCACGGGCGTGTTCGCATAGTCGGAATACCATGCGAATACGAGCATGGCGGTCAGTGTGATTGCGATGATTCCGTAGGCGATGGTGGTGTACAGGTCGCGCATTCGTGCTCCTTTCCTAGGGTTCGTTCGATGATGGCGCAGGCTTTTTCGATGCCGTGCGCGCTTTCTATTCTAATCCGATGGCCGACCACGTTGACGCGTCCTGCCGTCATGTCGAGTGCGGCGAGGACGCGTCCGCATTTCGGGCATTCGAAGTCGCATAATAGCCCGCGTCCGGTGGGGCGGATTGTCACGTCCGCCCCATGCCGTTTCGCAGTCTCGCAGAACCGTTGCAGCGGGTTTTTCATGCGGTTTCCTTCACGCTCTGCCAGATGCGTTCGATTTCCGCGTCTCCAAGCCCGCTGACGTGTCCGCGGAGCCTGAGTTCGTCGTGGATGTTGGTTTCGTTGTCCTCATGGTTGTGGAGGCGTCCCCAAACCCAGCGGTATAGCGTGTCGTTGCGGCGTCCTTCTGGCACTGGCGTGAGGTCTGGCCTTCCGTTGCGCGGCGCGCTCTCGTTGACTGCGGTCGGCTTCGGAATTGGTTTGACGCCGTATCCATGTTCGACGAGCCAGTTGAGGAGTGCGAGCGGTGCTTCCTGCACGTCGAGTTCGTCTCCTACGAGCCGGTAGAAGCCGATGCCGTCGATGTTGGAACCGGCTCCGAGCACGTAGCCGCGCCCGTCCACCTTCACATCCACGGGGATTCCGTCAGCATGGTTGGTGTTCTTGAGCTTGCCGGTCCATCCTTCCGGGAGCCTGTAGTAGGCGTGGATGCCGCCGTGGGTCGGCGTGTGCACCATGAGGGTCGGGGCGAGCATGGGACGGAGGATGTCGTATCCGTGGCGGCCGTGCTCGTCCTTGGGCGCGTCCATGTCGATGATGATGTGGCCGGGCTGTGGGATGACGGCGTATACGTCTCCTTGGCCGATTTCCACGATGTCTTCCTGCCTGCCGTTCTTCCAGTTGCGGATGGCTTTCGGATTGGCCGGGTCGGTCGGCTCCCTGTGGAGTTTGAAGCCTTCGGGCGCTTTGACGTCAACCATTTCACCGTATTCGGTGACGCGCCGTTCCATGTCGGTCTGCATTTCTGGTACAGGCAGGTCTTCGAGCAGTGGAAGTTGGCTTACCTCAAGCTCCTGTTCGTAGCGTTCACGGTATGGTGCGAAACGGTCTTCGTCGATGACGGTGCGGACGGAGCATACCTTGCCGTCGATGCGTTTGCTACGCAGTCCGATGCCGAGCATCTTGTACGTGTCGCCGCTGACGTGGCCGACGTATGGGCAGAGGCGCGTGTCGGCGTATCCGTTTTCGCAGATTTCGTTGACAATCCACATGGCGCGTTCGTCCAACTCCTGTTCACTGTCGTTGAAGCTGATGTCGCGGTGGATGTCATCGTCCAACGGCTTGTCGGCCCAGAGGATGGCGCTCGCGAGCATGAATGGGGTCATGCCGTACTGGTCGATGAAGTCGGCGAGCGGCTGCATCTGCTGCGGGGTCTTGCGTCCGGCGAACATGACGGGCACGAGGCGGCGCATGTTGGCGTCGCCGTTGCTGGTGGCGAGCGGATGGTTGCTTGCGATGATGAGGGTGGCCTTCGAGCGCACGTTGACGCTGTTGCGGCCTACTCCGCGGGCGTGGATGGTGTCGCCGGTGGCGATGCGTTTGATGATGCCCATGTCCTTGTCGGTGAGCATGTCGCCTTCTTCGTCGTATACCCAGTAGCGTCCGTCGAGTTTCAACGCTTCATTGCCGCTTTCGAACACGCTTGACGAGTTGAGGGCTTTGATGCCGATGCCGCTGGCCTTGTCTGGGTATTCGTCGCCTAAGCGTCCGAGGAGGAAGCTTTTGCCGTCGCCGCCGTGTCCGTAGAACACGTAGAAGAGATGCTTGTGCGGTTCGAGGAATGGGGTTGCGAACATGCGGAGGAGGTTTTCGCGGCTCGCATCGTCTGCGGTGAGTTGGGCGATGAACTTGTTGGCCTGTTCAACGAGTTTGGCGGTTTTCTTGCTGTCGTGCAGCCATGGGCTGTTGTCCACGTACAGGTATACGTCGTTTTCGGCGGCTTCTTCGACCACGACTGTGTGTTTGCCTTGCGGGTGGAAGGCGGTGTGGCCAAACAGTATTCCGCGTGCAATGCGCGGAAGTTTGAGCATTTCGGCCTTGAACATGGGTTCGAGGTTGCGGATGGCGTGGCTGCCGGTGGGGAAGCCGAACTCTTCGGCTAGGCTGCTGATTGAATGCCATGTGTTTGGCATGTCTCCGCCGAGCCAGTCGGTGTCGCGGGCGTACATGGTGTCGCCGTCTTCGCTGAGGCGCAGGTCGCCGTTTCTGAGTGACCAGAAGGCGTCGTAGTAGGCGTTGTCCCAGCGTGGCTTGCCGGTGCCGTCCATGACGGGCATGGCGACGGTTTGGAGTCGTGCGTCGGTGAACGTGTATTCGCTGGTCTGGACGGCCATGGTGAGGCCGTTGACTTCGCGTGCGAGGCCGTTGGGAATGTTCCTGTAGGGTTTGATGTCGAGCGCGGGCGGGTCTTGCGGCTTGTGGAAGGTGTGGCGCATGGTCTTCTCCTGTGGTATAGTTGTTTTCAACAGGTTCAATCCTAGCACACTCGCTACGAGACTTCTCCTACAGCGTGTCGGAAATCGTTGGTTTCCGTACGAAATGTAGGATGTAGGAAATGTAGTCGGGTGTTCTGGGATTTTTTTTTTGCATTTTTCGATTCGACTTGACACTCGCATCCCGATGGCCGTATATGCGCGCGCGCGCATATATATAAATATAAGACCCAAAAAAAATCTATATACCCTTATTACCTACACCTACATCCTACATTCATTGGGTTTTGGGATGGTCATTCTCATGCGCGCGCGTGATACACCATGGCACGCCATGACACGCCGGAAATCAGGAAAATTTAGTGCCGAATTTTGATATGACTTTCACAATTCCATCACGCAGGTCACACCTCCGTTCACAATTCCTTCACAGAAAGTATCGCCCACAACCATGGCCGCCACCAGTCCAAGCGTTGGAAATCCGCCGAAACCAAGACGCAACCACGCCACATGGCCGCCCTATCAGTCGAAGTGCGGCGTCGCACGAGCCTTCGGAACGCCATGCGCACCTGCCATGGCCGCAGCTGCCGGAGGCGTGGACTCGAATAAAGGCGCATCTGAGAGCCTTTCAGCGCTGGAAGGTAAAAGTACTAGGGTTCTGCGTGAAAGCCCGTCCAAGGCCCCAAAGAATGGCTCTGGATGGCATCGTGCCACATTCGCCATCGTCGGCGCAATCGGCAAGGCGTGCGGTGAAGCTCCGTGTGTGTCGGTTTCCGGCACCCCCCCCTTGTGTAGGGGGTGTATCCCCCGTGATATTGAGAATCGTTATCGTTTTGCGGGCATAAAAAAAGCGCCCCGTGCGGGGCGCTGTGCGTGTGGCGTCGGTCAGTGTTTGGCGGTGGCCACTGCTGCGGCTAGGACGTGCGACGCGGCTTCGTCGATTGCGTGGGCGATCTCCCTAAGTCCGCTGACTGAGCTTGCTTCCAGCGGGATTTCGGTGATTTCGCGGCGGAACGGGCCATCGAGTGGCGTTACGTCCATGACGCTGAACAGTGGGACGATGCGGGCGGTCACTGTGTCGTGCAGTGTGATTACCGAGCCGGTGGCGTTGGAGAATGCCTCGCAGCACTCGCCGGTGGCTTCCTCGATTTGCTCGGCGATTACCTTGGCGACTTCCTCGCCTGTGAGTTCGATGTTCATTGTTTCCTCCTTGGTTGGGTGATACCTATGGCATACATCACTTGACACATGACGTCAAGTTGGCGTGTCGTGAGAACGGTTCTCATTAGGCATTCATTAACTCGGTCCATCCGTTAAGTGTGTTCATTCATTAACCAATGACATGCGTTAACCTATGACATGCATTAAGTAGGTCAATGCATTAAGTGGGTTCATCTGTTAACATGGTTCAAGCGTTAACCGCGTTCATCTGTTAACCGGGTTCGTAACTCATGGGCTTGGTATTGAGAACCATTATCGCGACACGCCGACTTGACACACGACGTCATATCCGGTATATTATAAGTATCAACCAAACAAAGAGATGGAGGACAAAATGCATAAGGCATTGAGCGGCAAGGGATACGTCCAAGGGGGCGAGGGGGTGTTCATCACCTCAGCCGGCGAGGTCTACGCCTACCGCGACGGGGAGCTCACGCCACTGGGTGTGACGGATGACCCAAGGGGGTATGCTGACCTTGAAGGCAGCTGGGCGGCCCTCGCCTGAGGTCCGGTGGGGCGGCACCCTCAAAAGTGGGTGTTGCTCCATTGCCGGCGCGGCAAGGCTGCGGCATTCAGCCGACTGCGACACGCCATACTTGACGCTCGACAACAAATACGGTATATTAAAAACCAAAACCACAAGGAGTGATTGAAATGAGTGAATATCTAGGCACGTTCGAACTACAGCCGCAGTATGATGGCCGCAAGTCCTTCTATGGCAAGGCTTTTGTCGAGCGGTGGGACACCGAAAACGGCATGATTTACGTACTCAAATCGTACGACACCACTGTAGCGACTGTCACGCCGACAAGCGACTGGGGCGTGGTGCCCGAGACCTACGAGGTCAAGGTTGCAATGGGGCTCCTGAGCGCAACGACATTGCGCCACGTCAAGGAATTTCTCGCGCAGACGGATGACGTTTTCAGGGGCGTTACCTTGCCGTGGTTGCGCAAGGCCGTCAAGGACGGACAGCAGGTTAACGTGATTGCATGCGGTTCGATGCGCCACAAAACATACACCATGGCCGAGCTGTGATACTACCCCCTCCGGCGTGATGGCGAAATGCGACACGCCGGGGTTGACAACAGAATACTAAAATGATATATTAAAACCACAAAGGCAAGAGGAGGCAGCAATGCAACGGCAAACATTCATCAGCAACATGAAGGAGCGCGGATACAACATCACCCGCAAACCAAACGGCAGCATAAAGGCAATCAAAGGGGGTATCACCGTACGATGGGTACCACTCGCCGACTATGGCGTCCACATCAAAACGCCAACAGTCACAGCGATAACAGCAAAAGACGCAACGGACCCCGAAACGCTACACATCATCGACGTCCTGACCGTCCAGCCCTGACAGCATACATGCGGGTGCAAGTCCCGCAAGGGCACGAAAAAAAAGCCATCTATTAAGGAGTGATAGCAATGGCTGAAAGAATCGCAATCCTCGGAGGTGAACCGTATGCCGAATGGATAGACCGCAGCGGCATACCACAGTATCTCTTCCGGACATACTGCAACCGGTGGCCGGAAGGCACCGCAGAATGCGTCGCAATCGGCGACGAATTCTACGTCCGCACGCCAGATTCCGAAATGCGCCGAGTCTACGATGACACGGATTTTGAAGACGAAACAGCATGGTGCGCGCAGTGCGGAACGCCACTAGACCCAAGTAGCGCCTACTATAATTGCAAGGCCTACGATTGCGACGCAATCCTCTGCGAGGGATGCGAGGGAAGTTCGGACGGTGGTTGCTGCTGTCCGCGTCACCGTGGCAACGGGGCGCTCCTAGCCTCCAAGGAAACCGAGTACACCTACCCGTACACCTTCAGAAACGGCAAGCAGTTCACGTTCGGGGTGGAAGTCGAAATGGAATCCGAGCTCTACACCGACTTCGTGGCTGCCGTCACCGAATCGAGTCTCATTGCCGGCTGGGACAGTGACCCGTCATTGGAGGCTGGTGGCGTCGAATTGCAAACCAATATTCTCGACATGTCCAAACTTCCAGCCTTGGTGAAACTAGTCGAACGCATCCCCGACTATGGCGAAAACGCGGGCGGCCACATCCACGTTGCACGCACCCCCAACCAGTGCGCAAGCCGCTGGTATTGGGCGTTGCGCGGACTGGACGGAACGCAATGCGAGCGACTCAACATGCGCCACTTGTCCGATGATTACTGGTGCGAGCTCAATCATGGAGAGTACACCGGCAAGCATACGGCAGTGAATGACGAACACGCCGACACTATCGAGCTGCGTACGTTTGACTGCTGGTATGCGGGCAGTGCCGACAAGCTTGAGCCGGCGGTCAAGTGGGCGCGCGCCATGTGGCGGTTTTTTGAAAAGCACCCCCTCGGCACGGTCAAGGAGGGCGTTATCGAGCGATACGCCTCATGCATGGCCGATAGCGTGGCCGACACGCCACGCCTCACCATTAAGGAACGTCTCGACGCGGCACACCGCGCAGCAGCCATGCGAAATGCGAAAGAGGAGCTGGAGCGCAAGGAACGCGCAAAGGAGGTTCGCCGCAATGTCGAAACCAACATCAGGGCTTCACGTCGCGCACGCGCAAGCCACGGTGACACGCGCCGCGCACGTCAGGCATGGTGTGATAATCAGAATCGCCGAATAATCCGCCGCAACGGCATTGACGAAAGACTATCCGGCACCGCACACCCCTACGCTTTTCCGTCACGCAATCTGCAACCGCTGCACATCTATCTTAAGTGCGCTACGAAGATGATTGTGGACCATGGCGAGTCGTGTCGTAGCCTCAGCTACTTCCGCATCTACCATGCAGCCGGCGGCGAGGTGATATGGGACGGATGCGACTATTACCGTCGCAGCCGCATTGACGCGCAACGGGTGCTCGAAAACATCTTGTACAGTCGCAAGGCGCGAGCTTCCCATGGCAAGCCAACCGTGGAGTCGTTGGAACGTACGGCACTGCGCTTGTACAAGCGTGCTGGGCGTCCCGAACTGTGCGCCCGGTATGCTCGAATCAGGAAGAATATCGCCGAGGACAACGCTTGACAACCAATTGTCGGGGGCGGGAGCGTCCCGCCCCCACCGTTAGAAAAGAGGAAAACAATGTGTGTTATCGTAACCGCAGTACCCGGCGCAATGCCGGAACCGTGCGACATTCTCGCTATGAGTGAGTCGAATCCGGACGGTGGAGGTGTTAGCTGGTGGGATGGAGAACGTCTGAGGGTGTTCAAAAACATTGACCCGCTGAAGGTTGTCGGATTCATCTTCAGTCATTGGGAGCAGCTCAGGAACGCCCCGTGCCTGATTCACTTCCGTCTCGCCACGCATGGGGCAGTCGAGCCGCGCAACTGTCATCCGTTCCGCACCGATAGGGGGTATATCGCGCATAATGGAATCGCATATAAGTATGAGAACGGGCCGTATGCTTCAGACTCTCGCAACATGGTTCAGGCGTGGGTTGACGGCGGATACCACAATCACGTGTTCGATGGTCAGGGGCTAGTGGCGCTTATTACCCCCCACGGTTGCCTCAAGTGGCTTGAGGGTACGCCGGTTGAATACGCACGCGGTGTATGGGTTTCCAACATGTTTTGGAACGTATGATAGATTTTCGGGCGTGTCGCAAGGCACGCCATGATATAATAATAATGAAACCAAAGAAATGAGGTAAACAATGAATCAGTCAGAATATTTTCGCAACAAGGTTGAGACATACCTAAGCTGCCTATCCAACAGTGCGCTCAACGCCGGAGCAGACGTGGCAGGCACCATAGTCGCATTCGAAATCGCGACACCGTACACGCCACGAGACTATCAGAACGCGCTCACCGCATGGCTGCAAGGACGCCACGACGTATGGCAGAGCCGCATAGACGCCTACGAGACTAACCCAACCGACGAAAACCTTGCAACCATAGCCGGACTGGCGCTCAGCGAACACCTCCCGCACACACAACAGGACTTCGATGATATCGTAGCAACGGCATACAGCCTTGCAGTTGACGAAACACTCATCGAAAACGAAATCGAAAAAAGGAAGAACAATGGCAAATGACAAACGACACGACGTATTCACCCGAATCACAGCCGTGCAACAGTCCGTCGAAGCGGTGAAACGCACCGCCGAAGGATACGGTTACAAGTATGCCACACTGAACGACATTTGGCAGTTGGTCAAGTCAAGCATGGTGGAAAACGGTTTGGGCTGGACCGCGGTAGGCGCAAGCGAAATCATCGGCGCGGACACGGACATGCCAACCGTCTACAACACGCTCACCGTCGCAGTCTACGAGAGCGCGCACGAGGGTGAAAACCTTATGGACATGGTGAAACACGGTGAGGCGGTAAGCAGCAGCTACACGTATCCGGCTGCTGCTGCACAACAGGTAGGCAGTTTCGAAACCTACTATCGACGCTACGGTCTCATCCATCTGCTCGGGCTCACCACCGTAATGGATGATGATGGAAAAGCCACCGCCCCCCTCCCTCGCCCGTCCCTCACTGAAGAATTCAACTAAAACCGAAAGGAAAAACAATGGCAAATGACATGCTCGAAATCGAAGCGGTAGGCGAAATCCGATTCGTCCACATCAAAGACAAATACCAGTCCGACTCGGCGAAACAGCGCGGCATCGAACCGAGCTACCAGTTGCAGCTCGCCTTCCCGAAGAACGGCGACGTGCACAAGGAACTCGTAGCGTCGGCGAAACAGTTGGGCGTGCGCGCCAACGGTGACAACCTCCGCTACAAGGATGGTGACCTCATCACCCTCAAGGACGGAACCCAGCCGCAGCGCGGCAAATGGCTTATCAACCTGTCATCCAAGTGGAGGCCCAGCATCGTTGACCAGAACGCCAATGACATCGAACTGGCCGAAGAGCCGGGTGATGGCACGCTCGCCAACGTGGCGTTCAAAATCGGAACCACGAAGGAAGGCCGTCTCACGTACTTCCTGACCGGCGTGCAGCTGCTTCGAGTCGAAAAGAACAGCACCCCCGCCCCCCACAAGTTCGGCGCATACAACCAGCCGACCGTCGAAGACGCTGGTGTCGAAGAGCCGGAGCCGGAGTTCTAACCAGCCATGAACGCGCCAATCCACTACAGTGACGATACGCTGATTGACGCGCTCACCACATGCATGAGCATCAGCCAAGCCGCGAAAGCACTCGGAGTGTCACGCGGCTGGCTGTTCCCACATGCTAAACGGTTGGAGCGCGAAGGCAGAATCCTACCAAAATCAATCATACCCGCATATTTCAAACCAAAGGAAGAAGAATGACGAAATTCCTAAACACCCCCCCCGCCAATATTCGGAAAAGCACCGCGTTCAACACTGCACTCAAAAACAATCTCGGCAAATGGGCCGAATACCATTCATACAGGAGACGCAACGTCGCGAACGCCACCGCCTATCATGTCCGCAAGCATCTGCTCGCATGGACTGAGCCGACGGTCGAATACGCCGCGGTGACGCGCCGCAAGCCGGACGGCACCTACGCCGTATGGGTCAGCGCCACTAGCATAACGGAGGCTGACAATGCCGAAATTGAATAACCATAGACAGGAACCATTGGAATCCACCATCCAAAACCGTCTCATCAAAATCTTGGAACAGCAAGGATGGTACGTGCAGAAAACCGAAGGACGCTCACGCAACGGGTTTCCCGACGTGACCGCCGTCGACACGCTCGGCAACGTGTGGTTCATCGAACTGAAACGCACGGTAGGCAAGCCAAGCCCAGACCAGTGCCGCGAACTCAAGGCGCTCGCCGCACACAATGCGAACGTCATGCTCCTATACGGCATGAAAGCCGTAGACACCATGCTGTTCTTCAAAAATTGGGTGGACATGACGAACGTCTACCACGATATCCTCATCGTCGATTCAGAAGGAAAAATGAGATGGACGAAAGAAATCTGACATACCGAATCTTCTCGGACCGTGCAACATGGCTCAAAGCACGCGAGGAAACGATAGGCGCATCAAGCCTCGCGCATTTCATCGCCACCGGACAACTACCCTCCCCCCCTCCAGACATTCCGGCACTGCAATCCGCGTTGCGGTTCGGCAGCATTTGGGAGCCAATGCTCGTCAAACTGTATGCCGAACACCTCCGACTGACCGTCGTTGACAAGAACACTCCCGTCAGCCGGTTGGAGAACGGGCAGCTCGCGTGGTATGACAACAGTTTCTACACGGACGGACGCCTGCACGTCTCATTGGATGCAGCATACCGCGACTTCGGTGGCCTCCTGCACACCGTCGAAGCGAAGACCGGAAGCAAGCCGTCCTACGCGTTCCTCTCCACGGAACAGCGCAACCAGTATGCTGCCCAAGCGCAGATAGAAGCCCGCATGATGGACACGGACTATGCTGAAATCATCTACGCGCAACGACCCCAGTCATGGGAGATGATGGACGCCGGATACATCACCGAACGAATCAAGGAAACGCTCGACATCGTAATCATCCCGGACGTGATGGAAGTGAGCGAACTGGAACGGTATGCGACCGAATACGAGCGTGCGGCAAAACCAGCTGACGCATACAATGACGGACAACGGCTGCTTTCCGAACTGTTGGCCGCGAAGTACCGGTACGAGGCGCTGAAAGAGCGGCTCTCCACATGGTTGGAAGAACACCCCGGCGAGCGAGTCTCACGTTCGGGACATGTCGCAAGACTGGTGGAAACCACGCGCACAACCACCGACTACAAGGCGTATTTCAGCCAGCATCCGGCAGACCTGACCCCATTCCAGAAAACATCGACAACCACCCGACTCAGCGTAGTGAAGGAGAAGAAAAATGCATGAGCTCATGATGAACTGCCTGTACATGCTCGTAATCGTCCTGTCCGTGCTTGGAAGCACAGGAGTCATCCTCATTCTCATCGGCGCGGTCAAAGGCATCATCGACCTCATCAACCACAAGAACGATGAAGGGTGACCTATCCGAATGGCTTGACGGCGAGGCTTGGGCTGACGTCGAAAAAATGCGCCAGCCCAAGCCGATGCCCCCAGCCAGAAAAAAGAAGACGGTAACCCACTACGCCGACATGACGCCCGAAAAGGCGGCGCACAAGCGGAAGCTGAAGAAAAAGTGGGTGAACGAAAACCATGAAAGAATGCTCGACTATTGGGTGCGATACCGGAAACAGCATCGAGAGGAAACCCAAGCCGCCTGCCGCAAATGGCAGAAGAAATTCAAGCTGGAGCATGGCGTCAGCTATCAGACTTGGCGTAACTGGCGTAAAACGCCCGAAGGACGCGAGCGCATAGCCGCATGGGAGGCCGAGCATGGAAAGGAGCAGCAGTGAGGGCTTTCATCTTCGACGAGGCCGGAACCGGCAAGACCAAGCGCAGCATGGACTTGCTGGACGATGCGGAACATATTCTCGTCATCTGTCCGGCAAGCGTCGTGAAAACCGCATGGCTTCCGCAAATCAGCCAATGGTCACACGGCAAGGCTATGACCATCGACGAATACCGCAAGCATGGCTGGCTGGAAGACTACCGTTACCTCGTAGTGTCCTACAATATGGCCGCTAAGCTGGGCGAAGTGCCGGACGGTTTCAGCCTCATCGTGGATGAAAGCCACATGGTGAAGAATCCTAGGAGCGGACGTTCCAAAGTCGTGAAAGGTATCAGCGACCTTGCCAAGAATGTTTTGATGCTGACGGGCACGCCAGCACCGAAGGACTTGGAGGACCTGTACGGGCAGACCGTGGTCATGTATCCGCACGCCAATGACAGGATGGCCATGTTAGGCGATTCTTGGCGCACTCTAGGGGCTTTCAGGATGCGATACGGTAAACCATACACGATGAACGTGCAAGGGCGTACAGTGGTCAAATACACGTACTCCAAGCCAATGGTCGAGGAAGCATGCCGACAATTGCAGAAGCTCGTACTGGATATTCGACGCGGCGGCAACCAGCTGCCAACCGTGGAATGGCTACCCAGTCCGAAACCCGAACAGGAGGATATGGCGCTCGAACAGTGGGCGAACACACACCAGTTGGCCGAAGACGTGTACGCCACCAGTGCGAGCGCAGCCGCCGTCAAACTCGCACAACTCGATGACGGATTCGCCTACAAGACCGAAGACCGTGGAGAATCATACTGGTTCGGCGTGTCCAAACTCGAAACAGTATACAGTGAAGCCAAGAGACGCGAAGACCACACACCACTGCTCGTATGGACGCGGTTCAAAGCGGTAAGAGACGAAATCTACCAAACTTGGACGCCATGCACCGACGCGAAAACATTCCTCGCCATGACCGCTCAAGAACGCGGAAAGTACCGGCTCATAGTCGCCAACCCGCAGTCCATGGGCACCGGCGTCGATGGATTGCAGCATCTCATAAAAGACCAGATATGGCTCGACCTCCCATGGACATACGCCGACTGGGAGCAGGCCAACAGAAGACTGGTGCGACGCGGCAGCCCCTATCAGGGACGGCAGCGCATACTCGTGCCGGACACGCCGTGGAACCGCAAGGTCATGGACGTGATAGAAGGAAGGAAAACCCTAGATGACATCATCAAAAACGAACGGCAACTATGACAGGGTGATGGAAGACGTCAACAAGGCGCTCCCGCAAATCGCGGACGGACTGCACCGGCTGGCCGACAGGACGGCCAGTGCGGCTGGAATCGCAGTACACCAGCCGCAGCCCACGAAAAGCGGCATCTACACGCGCATCGCCGACAACCTCGTCCGTGTGAACGACATGCTCAACGGTGAGAAGGCCGAAGAATACGGCAATCCGCGCATCATGTTCCAGAACATTTCCAAACGATGGTTCGGCTGCGACGATGCGGAAGCGGACGTCGCCATCATGATGGCCGAACTGAAAATCGAACGCATCAAACACGACCACACTAAGGAAGACTCGTATCTGGACGCCATCGCCTACCTCACCATGGCATTGGCGTTCATGCAGGAAGGAGAAAAGAATGGCCGGCGATAACCGCAATGTGACGCGGATAAAAGTAGGCCGTGAGGAATGGCGGAAGATAGAATCCGGGGAGACAATCTTCATCCTCCGCGAATCTCTATCGCCATATGAAACGGTTGCTTTCATATTCACCGACGCCTTCACAGGAACACACCTAGGCAACGCCGTCATCCTCTCGGAAACCCCGTTCGGCGACTATGAGGGCAGCCCTTGGACGTGGAGCATGTTCTCCAAGCTGACCGGCATGACCGTGCAAGAACTCAAAGAGCGGTTCCCAGCAGAAGCAGATATGAAAGACCCATCCGTATGTGCAATGCACCTGTATGAAATCAAACCGATAAGCGACAAGGAACTGTTGCAGCGCCTTTGCGACGAGTAAGGAGAAAAATGCTGAACGACATCACCATCGAACAGTGCGTAGACCATCAAGACCTCATCCTGCCATACACGGAAAAACAGTTGAACCCCAACTCGTATGACGTGACCTTGCAGGACACAATCGCCACCTACGTTATGGATGCGGAAAACGGCTATGCGGACGGCAGCGACCACACACTGCACGGCATCCACACCAAGCCCGTCAGAATCGACGGACACTACATGCTACAGCCCGGACAGTTCGTCCTAGGCGCGACCGTGGAGAAAATCAGCCTACCAGACAATATGATGGCACGGTTCGACGGAAAAAGCAGTCTTGGCCGACTCGGACTCTGCACCCATGTGACGGCAGGATTCATCGACGCCGGATTCATCGGAACCATCACAGTCGAATTGAAGAACGAGAACAGTTTCCCCATCATGCTGACGCCCGGCATGAGAATCGGACAGGTCTCGTTCGAATACTTGAACGATGCGGCGGTGAAACCATACGGCATGGTCGGCCACTATCAGAATCAGCATGCTCCGCAGCCAGCGGTGGAGGTGTGATATGAAATCGCCAAGACAATGCCTCGACTGCGGTCGAGATATGACATTGGAGGAATGGTATCCTGAAATGCTGTGCGAAACCTGCAAGCAGGAAATCGACTCGGCGTTGACGGACGAAGACAGACAGGAAGGAATGGAGTATCCAGATGAGTGTTATTAGAAAACTAGCAGCCCTCGACCCAAGGCTATGCAAGCATTGCCTGAAAAAACTCACTGCGAAAGAAATGTACATGTTCAACGGATACTGCACGAAATGTTGGAGGTTGCGCTGTGGCGATTGAGCGGGACTGGCGTGACAGCTCCAAATACTATCTAAGACCCGAGCAGGGAAACGCCGTGGAAATGCGAAGCATCGCACGGTATGGCGTTGATGCGCAGACAACCGTCTGCATGGAGGAATGCGCCGAACTCATTCAGGCAATCAGCAAGCTCAAACGCTACAATCCAGAAGACCCAACCAACAAGGTCTCCCGCAGCGAGCTTATCGAAAACCTGTACGAGGAAATGGCCGACGTGCAGATATGCTTCAGTCTGCTGTTCGAAATCTACGGATTAAAACCGTCCGACTTGCGGCGCATGATAGACCACAAGGTGTGGCGTATGAAAAGGAAGATGGAAGCGCAGGGTGAGAAGTTTTGATGGAAACCCTGAAGCTCATCGTCTGCACCATCGTCCTGCTGGGATTCGTCGCGGCCATCATGTGGGTGTGCGGCGCGTGGGACACGCGCGTCTTCATCGCATACGCGGCTATGGCAATCGTGGCCGACATGATATGCATACTGTTGGATGATTAAAAGAGAAAGCCCCCGCATGAACATTGCGGGGGCTATGGAGAAACCAAAGGAGGGCTGTTGGAAAAAACTTCCAACAGTCATCATTATATCAGGCTAACGGCACATTGTCAAATACCAGTCATTGCCGGAATCGGTGCCGATGGCAACATACCTCGGCTCGCCGGAAGAAGCGCCAATATAACGGCCCCACAGGAAACCGTCAGCATAAGCGCCCCAACCATCCAACACAACCTTCTGGCCGCGCACGTAATTGGCGACAACCTCGCCCTTCACGGACGGTTCGGTACGCACGTTCAGCGAATCGACCGAAACCTCATACGAGGTTGCAATCACGGTTGGAGACGGGTCAACCACCGGCATCGGAGCCGGATTCGCCGGAGTATTCGCACCAACGCCAGCATACTTATCCCAAGCGGCATTATCGCCGGCGAAATAGTTCAAGTCAAGCGAACCGGCATAGCCACCAATATGGCCGTTCGAAGTGTACTGGCGCATCGGATATGCCACATACGACCAAATCGAATCCGCATCCTGCCAGCCGGTCGCATCCATGGAAGCATAGCAAGCCTCCCAAATGCCGCAATCATGCTTGGCGCAAATATCCTTGATGAACGGGATTTCGGAACGCTGCGCATACACGAGCGGCTTCACGCCTGTCAACCGGATGTACTGGTAGAGGAATTCGTCAAGATAGGCCCGATTGCCCCAAGCGGCGTTATCGTCGCTCTCCCAGTCAACACACGGCACATACTTGCCCAAATAACCCTTGGTGGCTTCGGCGAAGAAATACGCCTCCTCCGAAGCGTTCACGCCGCGAATGTAGTGCATGTATCCGACCGCAAGGCCGCGTGCGGCTGCTGCCTGAATCTTCGCATCGGCACCAACCCACACGGAATCAACCAGACCATTGTCAGTCGTTAACTCGCCTGCACCCCAAGTGCACTGGACAACGACGCCATCGGCGTCAATCTTGGAAACGTCGCAATCGGCCTTCCAATTGCTGATATCCACAATCCTCATTATTCGGAAACCTCCATTTCATTGCTTGCGATATGCTTGCCGGTCACCTTCGCCTTGTCTGACGTTGCGAAGGAAGCCGGACTGATTGAATCGGTCTTGCCGCTCGACGCCACGCACGTCAGCACACTGGCGATGGCCGCGACCAAGGCGATGCCGCAGACGTTCAGCCAATCCACGTCGAACAGGCCGACGCCACCGACCACGCCGGCAGACAATGCCGCCTGACATGCGGTGCGGATTGCACGCTCCAACGTGTCAACCCAAAAATCCTTAGTGAACAATATTCTGCTCCTTACTGTTGTCGTTTTCCAACGGTTCTATTGTACTCCTCAACGCGTCGGGAAGTCTTGGCTTCGGATACTGTTTCAGGAACGCCGGGTCGAGAACTTTGCAGAGCTCGTTCAGCCAATGCCCCATCGCACGAATGTACGAGGTTTTCAAATCATCCTGATAACGGAGTTCGTTACGTTCCTGAATGAACTCGGCAAGCTTCTCGTCCTGCCGGTCGATTTCTCGCTGCATGTTCAATTGGGCTTCCGAAAGCCGCCTGTAGGCTTCGCTCAGGTTGCCGCGTCCGTTTTGCGCCCAAGTGACCGCTGCGACCACGATGGCGCATAGTCCGGTCACTAGGGCGACGATGATGTCAGTGTTCATATGGCACTATTCTAGCCGATAATTGCGATTATGTCAGAACTCCAAGCGGCAAGTGGGCCAAAACGCGTGACACCATCGGCGTCGCCATACCATTCACCACCGATAAGGCGCAGCTTTCCCGCGAATGGGATACGGTTATCGTGTCCGGCAGCGTACATTACACTGGGTCAAACCAGCAGAACCACGCTACGGCGAACGAAACCATTCCAACCGGATGGAGGCCATACGGAAACAACCCTGCCGCCGTCAGCTACGGTACCATAGGTGCCGTCAACGCCGAATGGTGCAATTTCGTGAAGCCGGACGGTCATATCATCATGCTCGGCAACACAAATGCCGTATACTCCGGTGTTACCGGAGGGTGGCAGTGCAGGGAGTGGAGGGACTAGCCGATATCGTAGGTGAGAACGGACAATATGGAACGATTTCCAGTCTGACCGCCAGCATATCCGATTTTCACGACTCCATCGGAGTAGACGCCCAAAAACGTCGGGAAATAGCCATTTGAAGTACCCGCATTAATGCCTTGTGGGCGGACTGGATAGAAGGCGCTGTTGTTCACACGCGCAACGTTCACATATGCTCCCCAACCGGTCAAGTTGATGTCAGCGGTCTGAACGTGGACGTGCGCAGTACCATTGGAAGCCCACATCTCCGCGCTATTCTTGTCGAGGTGAATATCCCTCCAAGGCATGTTCCATCCACGCCATTTTTCGCCTTTCCTGACATAATCGCAATTATCGGCCACATTATGCAGCAGCGTGCCTTCCGGCACCGTGGTTAGAGCGTCGCGCTGGGCGGAAGTCTGCACTTGCAGCATGTCACCCTTCATGGCCGCACCAATATACGTCTGCGTGATAACCACGCCCGACTCTGCCGTGTTCGACACGCCAGCAGGAAGCAACACCTGAGCCAAAGCCAAAGCGCCAACCGGAACAGCCGGTGCGACCGGCACGGCGGAAGCCGTACCCTTCACCACGCCGAACTCCGGAACATCCGAACTATCCGACATCGGCGAGCGCGTCTCGTTCTGCTTCACATACACGACGTCGATGCGCGAATTCGCGGACGGAGCCGCATTCACCGGCACGTTCACGTTTCCATCATTCTGGATAAGCAACGCACCATAACGGTTCAACACCGCGTTGAACGGATGCACCGTCACGCTCATGGAATTGCTGTTGCCGGTGACAAGATTGTCCTGCGAACGGTCGAGAATGCCGGCAATCGGCATCATCGTGGTCTTATCGCAGACGAACAGGCCGCTCATGTCGCGTCGCGCATCCAAGAACGACGCCCTGCCGGACACTGCGAACAGGCTATTGCGTAAGGTCATTGTTGACTTTTCCTTCCAGCGCCTTCAGGCGCGATTCTAAATCGTCAATGCGGGCGTGCGCCAAATGCGCCTCATGGATGGCCCACACGCCGAGCATCGGATAGTTGATGCCACACGGCTCATAATCATCATTATACTCGACGAACAAGCCCAAGCCGTTGTCATCCAAATCTTCGGCAACCATACCCAAATGCACGTTCGCACTATCGCCGCGCTGGTTCACATCGTCGATATAACGGTAGAGCGTCCAATCGACGGCACGCATCTGCTCCAACGTGATGTCCGGCATCATGAAATCCTGTTTCACCTTGCGGGATGATTGGGCTGTTCCTAACGTGCCGTCTGACAATGCCCATACGGCACGCCACGAGCCTACGGAAAACAGGTTGCCATAGGCGTTCGTTGTATTCGTGCCGCCGCGTCCCTGCGATAGGACGCCCCAATTCCACGCATTGCACTTTTGGTCGATAGTCGCACGGTCATACGAGTGCCTGTTGATGGATGCGGTCACCGTCTGGTCGATGTTCTCACTGATATCCAACACTTTTTGAATCGCCTGAGTCAACTGGGCACCTGACGGCCTTTCCAGTTCGCGCAACCGGCGACCATACTCGTTTAATGTGGACACGAGCTTGTTGGTGGCCTGAGCAGGATTCTTCACGTCGATGACCATATCATCGTCTTCGGCCACCGGAGCGATGCCGTCAGCCGACTCTCCCTGATGCACGACAATCTCGTCAACCATTATCCACCGTCACTTTCACACCGTCGAACACGTCTCCCAACGTGAACGTAATCCAATTCGAGCTTTCATCGGCTTTGATGCCGGTGATGCGCCGCGTATGCGCGCCATCCACATAATACCAGTCGCCCTTCGTCGTGAACCGAATGTAATCGCCGACCGTATAGTTGGCGAGCGTCTGATTCACTGAATGCAGGTATCCGCGATGCACTTTCGCCTCAGTGGATGATACCGGTTGCCAGTAGACGGCTGCGGCTTCGTTCGCATACGCCTGAAGCGTGTTCTGCCGCTTCACGGTCGAATGGCTGGAATCCACGCTCTCCCAAATCGGCGCTCCCGCATTTTCCAGAACATCCGTGTAGGCCGATACGACGAGCGTCCTGTCATCGGATTTGCCGGACGTGAACCATTGCAACGAGGCGAGCTTGTCGCCATCATCCGTGGCGGACAATGATGCGATGCCCGGCTGTATGGCGGACGCGCTGAAATAGTGGGTTTCGCCGCCCAACAGTGGGTGGCCGGTCTTCATATGCCACTCATACCCCAACCCGTCAGCCGTGCGCGCTGGGAAGAACCCGATGTCGCAACCGTTCTGATAGTTCGTGATGTTCGTCAAAACTTCGCCGACGTAATTCAAATCGACCGCCTGATAGTTCGCTTCGGACTTGCCGACCTCTGCTGCCTCCAACACGACCGGCACGCTGCTGTGGGGCCAGCTCATCGCCTGTTCGACGAGATTGCGTGCGACCGTGTTCCATGTGACGTCCTTGTAGTGCGTGTCGTATTGGGTGTCCGGCGAACCGTCCGGCTTGATGAGGCTTTTCCCCATCGCCTTCGCCGGAAGAATCGTCCTGTGGTCGAAATACGTCCACATGCCTGAAGCAACCAAGGTGAGAACGCCAGAGTCGGCGTCATAGTCTCGACGCATAAGCACTCCGCCGACCATTAGTCCATCATCTTCGGCGACCATGACGGTCTTGCCGATTGCGGCGGTGTTCCTCAAATCCAACAGCCGCGCATCGTTGGCGATATATTGGATGCGAGCGTCGCCAGACGAAGCGTAGATTGGCACTTTGACGGTGAGCGAGTCGGTGTCGTTCAGCCTCATCTCCCATTCGGCGGAAGTGTGCGGCAATGGGATGATGCGGCGCCCGGTCAGCAAATCCGCGAGATAGATTTTCACCGCCAAGCCTCCTTCCATTCGACCGTCATCGTCGGCTCGCCCGACTGCACGCCCAATGGGGTGAACTGTATCGTCGCGTCACCGTAGGGACGGAACCAATTCTCCTCGGTGAGAAACATGCTCAAATCCGACTGGTTCTGAAACAGGACTCGTTCATCGTCGAAATCGAACACCATCGTCTCGTCTGGATTGATTTGACGGTGGAATTCGATTGCTTCGCCGGTTTCGACGCAGTGGATGCGCACGCCTTCGGATAGTCCGCCTCTGATTTTCACGACAAGATGCGTCGGCGCGAAACTGCTTCCGGTGATGGCGACACGTCCCGGATTGCCGACCTCGCCTTCAGTCAGCGGGTCGGTCAGAGGGCCGAGGATGCCTTCGCCGTCCGTCGGCACGCCGACCGTCTGCGAGCACAACGGCCCATACAGGTAGGGGGATGGTGCGAGCAGTCCAATCTGGAAGCCGGCCTTGCCGCGATACCGGTATTCGTCCACGGTCATCGACCTGAGTTCCGCATCGCATGATAACGCTTCGCCCGCGCCTTTCTGCACGGTGACGGGAACCAGACGTCCGGCCATGCCGCGGAGACGGCGCATCATCTCGTCGGTGTCTTCGACCGTGCTGGTCGCATAGTATCCGTTGACGGTGATGGTGCGCCCGTCATAGTATGTGGTGCCGGGAACGGCGTTGCCGTCAGCCCTAGCCCAAGCGTCCTGTTCGGTCTTGGCTGACGGCAAATCGTCGAAACCGCTCATGGACACCAATGTGAACTCGTGTCCGGCATCGCCGTAAAGCGTGATGTCACCAACGGTGACGGTTATCGTGCTCAAGGTCTGACACTTCCAATCATCTCATTGTTCAATGCGTATCCGAATCGGCGTGCCACCAGCTCCACGTCGCTCAACGGGCTTGCGACCACATTGTCGATGTGGACGCCGCCTGTGGACTGTGCCGCCGCTACCTTACCAGTATAGTCGGTAAGCCGCGGCTTCGACACCACGCCAAAGTCGGCTGGGCTGATTTGATTGAAATCCAGCGAACTCAGCACGTCATCGACCTGACCGCGCACGAACGCGCCTTGAGCGCCGATGGCCTTGCCGAAATCGCGCATAAGATGCTCGCCAGACACGGACGTATAGCCTGAACCGGAGAACGGGCCTACCTTAGCGGGAGAGAACGGGAAGAAGTCTCGAACCTTCTGCAACGCGCCCTTCACCGCGCTCTTCACGTTTTCGACCGCATTGAGAATACCCTGTTTGAAACCGTCCATCAACGCCGCGCCGGAATTGACCAGCCACGAGCCGGCACCGGCGAACAATCCCATGATTCGGCTCGGAATGCTCCCGATGAAGCCGAGAATCTGACCGCCCAATCCGGAGAACGGTCGGGCGATGTTCGAGATAATCGACGGAATCATGCGTACGACGGCCATGAAAATGCTTGGGAAGTTCGCGGCGATGCTGGTCACCACGCTGACGAAGGCGCTCAACAGCGTCGGAAGACTGTTGACGATTCCGGTCACCAATCCGCCGATGATTGCCGGCAGCTGGTTGATGATGGCGACGGCGATGCCCGGCAGAGCTGCGGCCAGTGAGGTTACCACACTGGTGATGGCGGACATCAATGCCGGAATCAGCGTCGGCAATGCGGTGGCGATGCTCTGGCCGATGGACGGCAATGCGGCCACCACGGTGGACCCCAATGTTTGGATGCCGGAAGCCAAGGATGCTCCGAAGCCGCTGATAAATCCGGCGATTGCTCCGCTATTGTCTCCGATTGCGGAGAACGCGACCTGAATGCCTGTTACCAGCGCTTGACCGAGCGACGTCATGAGCGACGGAATCTGGCCCGCCATCGTTGCGAACAGTGTGGCGAATGTTTCCAGCATCGGCTGACCGTACGTGCCGATGAAGCCGGGCAGCTGGGCGAACATGGTGGAGAACGCCTGCGTGATTTGCGGCAGAATCGTCATCAACGCCGGCCCGAGCGTCTGTCCTACGCTTACGAAAGCGTTGGCGATGCCCGGCAGTGCGACGGTGACGCTGGAAACCATCTGTGGCAAGGCTGCGGCGAACGCGCTCGCCATTGCCGGCAGTTTCGTCTGCACGCCTTCCATCGCATTGTCGAGACTCGACTGCCATTCCTCGAACTTTCCGGCCATCTGACTCGGGTCAAGCTTGAACAATGTCTGGAATCCGGTGGTCAGGCCGGTGAACAATGCGCCAGTCACACCCAAGGATGATGCGATGCCGCCAATCTTGCCGATTGCCGCGCCGACTCCATTCACGGCTGCGCCGAAACCTTTCAACGCGCCGGAAGACACTTTCAACGCTGCGGAGCCAATGGCGGAGAAGGCCACCTTTCCAGCGGACGCCAGTGGTGCGAACCGTCCGACGAGACGTGTTACCGCACCGCCCAACGTGGCGGAAAGTCCGGCACCGACCGTCTTCGCCGCGGATGTCAACGGCGTGAACGGATTCTGTCCTTTGAACGAGCCGAAAATCTTTTCCGGAATTCCACGGAACGGAATGGACAATGTGGATGCCGCTTCAGAACCGAACGATTTGAGTCCGCCCTTGACGGAGGAGAGTCCGCTGCTTACCGCAGACCCGAGTTTGGACATGGTGTTGCTGATACCGGTCGAGTCCAGCATTTCACTGAACACAGTCTTGAATTCAGCCGCCTTGCCTTTCACGTTCTCAACCATGGTGAGCACGCCGGATTCCACGTCGGCTCGAAGAACTTCCATCTTCGTCTTGGCTGCGGCGGACGCGCTGGAGAAGATTTCGGTGAAAATCTCCTTGACCGGAGCCCACTGCTGCGCCGTGTTTTCGGCATAGTTGGACAGTCCGGCCTTCAGGTTGCCGAACGTCTGCATGATGCTGTCGGACGCGGACACCGCAGAACCGACCAATGGGAGGAACACGTTCGGAATGTCGAAGCCGGTAAGCTCCTTGAATTCGCGGCCCACCTGCACGAGCTTGTCACGGTAGATGTCGGCGCTCTGTCCGGCAGTGTCCAACGTACGGTAGATGTCCGAATCCACTACGATGGTGTCAACGGCTGCACGAATGTCATTGAACGCCTGAATGAGGGCTGGAGCCTTCTTCCGTGCGGCGACGTCCACTTCGGTGCTGAGGGTTTCGAACGCGGTGGTAAACGCTTCGGGAAGCGCGTCCACGTCTGAACCCATCATGTTCAAACCGTTTTGGAGAAGCTTCACGTTGTCGGATACCTGTCCGACGCCGTTCCACAGGTTCACTGCGGCCTGCTCGACGATGCCGAAGCCTTCCGCGCCTTTCTGTCCGAAGCTGAACGCGCATGAACCCAAGTCTTCGAACGCTACGTTGAATCTGCCGAGCGCGTTCTGCACTTTCGTCGATTCCGCCAATGTTTTCGACATCGCGTCGGCCATGGAGGCGAGCTTGTCGATTGCCGTGGACGATGCGGACACCGCTGCGCCGAACGCGCTGGTGAAGCTGGAGCCGAGTTTGATGAGCGTGTTCTTCACGCCAACCAGTGCGGTACCGATGAACGGGATGCGCGAGGCGAACCGGTCGTTCGTGGCGACCATGAGGGAGAATACGGTGGTTCCGATGACGCCTACCGTGTTCAGAATGTCACCCAATGAGGTTAGGAGGTTGATGTTCTGCGAGTTCGCGCTGATAAGGTTCGTCAACGGGGCGAGGAACTGTTCGACCTGCTGCGCGTTGAACGCCTTGTTGACGGCTGGAGCCAGCTGATTGATGAACGTTACAGCCAGTGTGGAAGCTGCGTTCGTCAATGGTACGAATCCTGCGAGCATTTCGCCGAACGTATCCACCATGCCCGAATCGGAGATGGCTTTCAATGTCTTACCGATGTTGGCCGATACCGAGGTCGCCGCTTCCGCGGACCTTTCGCCAATCGTGTTCTTGATGCTGTTCCATGCGCGGTCTGCCGTGACGGGCATGGCGGCGAACTGCTTTTCGATGGCGTCCGCGTTTTCAAGCACCGTATCGTAGAGGGCTTGGCCGCTGATTTCGCCTTCCTTGCCCAACTGTTTCAGTTCGCCTACGGAAACGTTGAGATGCTTGGCGAGCATTCGCGCGATTTGCGGCGAGTTCTCCATGATGGAGTTCAGTTCGTCGCCGTTCACGATGCCCTTGCCCAATGCTTGGGTAATCTGACGCATGGCGCTGGACGCTTCCTGAGTGGATGCGCCGGTGCTGACCATGTTCATGTCGAGCAGTTTGGTGAATTTCGCCGCATCACTGTAGTTGGTTACGACTTCAGGCGCGAGCGTGCGCAGGCGTGAGGCGGATTGGACGAAATCGTCCGTGGCGACTCCAACCTTGTTCGCATACTCCAGTGATGTTTCGAGCGAGCTTTTATAGTCTCCGGTGGTGCCTACCGCGTTCTTCAGCATGGCGGTGGTCTGACCCCACTGGTTGCCGAGCTCGATGACGTTGGAGGTCACGTTCTTGACGGCGTGGGAGACTGATACGACTCCGGCGACAACTGCCGCCGTGTTCAGGTATTTGCCGATGTTGAGGTTGCTGAAACTGTTGCCGAAGGCGTTGGCGGAACGCTGTCCGCCTGTGGTGAAGGATGCGAGCACGCCGCTGAGCGCACCTTTCACGCCGCCTTGCAGGTTGAGGTTTTTGGCGAACGAGCCGGAGAAGATGGATGACAGGCCGGTGCCGCTGTTTTTGAACATGCGGCTTGCCGACCCTGATATTTTCGGTTGGACGGTGGGGGTGAGCACCGCGCCCTTGCTGGCTTTTACCAATGCGGATTGCAGGCCTTCCAATGATGGGAGTACCTGTATCCATGCGGTTGCGATGCTGCCCTTTGCCATCTGCTATTCCTTTCGGTGAAGACCCAACGCCTTGTCGATGTCTTCGGTGTTCATCGAATCGAGTTCATAATCCTCCGTTTTGGTGTTCTTCTGATTGGCGGGGAGTACGCTTTTTGGCTTCCTGCCCTTGCCGCTGTATGGGGCTAGTATTGACTGTTGGATGATGTCCAAGAGTCGTGCCGTCGCTCCGAACGTGCCTATGAGTTTGGCTCTCTCTATGAGAGTGTAGTTTCTGGGACTGCCGTATTGGCTTGCGAAGTCGGCCAAGATTTGGCCGTCCCACTGGTCGGGGTTTATCGCGTAGGTCAGTCTTTCGACTGTGAATCCAAAAGCGCTGGCAATTTTCCCGAGAGGTATTCCCATGCGTCGAGCACATCATCGTCGAATGCGTTCATGACCGCTTCGTACTTGTTTTCCTTCAGCACGCCGCGCATGAGCTTGTCTACGAGCCAGATGGTTTCCACGCCGTCTTCGACTTTTTCGGAGTGGATGGCCTGTTGGAATTTGCGGTTGCGGAGGAGTTTCGCGTAGGCGTCTCCCCAATTGTCGTTGAAGTCTTCGATGGTGATGGTTGGCTTGCGTTTTGCCATTGGTCTTTCCTTTCGAACTGTATTGTGTTCATTTATAAGGATACCCCACATGCCGGTCAAGATGAAACTGGCATGTGGGGTATGGTTCCTATGAGATTGTCACGGTGAGACAAGCGAAAGGTCATCGAATTGACCATTTTTCGCCTCG